GCCATGGCGGAAGGCTGCTCCCCGGCCTGGCTGGATGCCGGCGGCAACACCACCGTCCACACCGAAGCGCCCCCGACTTACCGACAAGGGTTCGCCCGGCTGTGGCGTGAAATCAATGGCGACGGCGCCTGGGCTGCCAACCCCTGGGTGTGGGTTGTGGAGTTCCACGCCCTGGGCATCCCCAACCAGGAGCCCAAGCCGTGACCGCCCTACTCGTCCTGGCCGTGCCGCTGGCCGTCGTCATCGGCGCTGGCGTCGGCTTCGCGTCCAACCTGGTACGCACCAGGCGGCGACCGCGCCCCCGATATTTGAATTGATCACTGATACCCCGGCTCGCCGGGGTTTGTTTTGGAGGCGATATGTTGAGCGCTGATGAGGCTGCGTCCGTCCTGGGGGTGGCAAAACGCACCGTCTATGATCTAGCCGCGCCGGCCGGGCCAATCCCCTGTCATCGGATTGGCCGCCGGCTCCTCTTTTCCCGTGAAGATCTCGCGGAGTACCTTACGTCATGCCGATTTACAGAGACAAAGCGCGCGGTTGCCTCGTATTTGAATTCGACCGTTTCATTGAAGGCAAGCGAGTCCGGGCTAGAAAGCTACTTCCGAAGACGTGGACGCGAGCCCAAGCTGACGCCTACGACCGGCAAGAATGTGCACGGCTCTACGCCATAGCGTCTGGTGTCCAGCGGCCGACGTTCCTGATCGAGGATGCTGTAACGGTTTACTTGAAGGAAAAAGCCCCGACCCTTAAATCAGGCGACGGCATCGAGGCCGAGCTGTCATTGATGTTCTGGGCATACAAGGGCAAGCCAATGGACGCGCTGGCAGACGTATGCAGGGAATATGGTGAAAAGGCATGCAAGCAGAACGGCGAGCCACTCGCACCGGCTACCCTGCGCAATAGAATTCGGTACCTGACTAGCGCATGTCGCTATGGGTGGAGGCGCCACGGCATGCACGACCGTGATCCGGCTGAACGGGTGGCCGCCCCAGAGGTCAGGAACGAGCGTAGGCACTTCGTGAACCGAGCCGAGATGCTGGCCATAGCCAAGGCCTGTGAATGCCGCCGTGCGCGAGCTGCTATCCGCATTGCCTTCTACAGCGGAATGCGACTGAGCGAAATCCTAGAGGCTGAACGCCTGGACGGGATGTTCGTCTTAGCGGACACCAAGAACGGGGATCCGAGGCACATACCGATGCACCCGAAGATCCGGGCGGCGGCTACGGTGAGCCCGCGCAACAAGTGGAATGTGTCCAAGGAATTTAAGGCCGCGGCTATCGCTGTTGGCATGGGCCACCTTCGGTTTCATGATCTGCGGCACAGCGCTGCCAGCGCCATGATCAATGCGAAGGTGGATCTGTACACTGTAGGCGCGGTGCTGGGCCATCGGTCAGCGCAGAGTACAAAGCGCTATGCCCACTTGGCCACGGACAATTTGCGGGATGCGCTGGTGAGAATCGGAGCCACCAAGAAACGTGTCAAAAAATCCCCCACCACAAAAAGAAAAAGGGCTGCGTGATCACACGCAACCCCTTGATTTAATTGGTGGGTCGTGCGCGACTCGAACGCGCGACCAACGGATTAAAAGTCGCCTACCGCCATGGGCGCACACGCAGCGGGCATTGATTTATAAGGGGTTTTTCTTCGCGCCGAGCGCGCCTAACCCGCCCTTTCGCGGCCAGTTAGTCAAAAAATCCCCCACCAAAATCTGCGGGCTCGGGCTCAACAAGGCACTTGCGCACTAGCGCATAATGCGCTAATATTCTGGACATGGATAGCGCAACCCGCGCAGTCCGATCACCCGAAAGGAAGCCAGAAATGGAACAGAAAATGACCAACGCCCAACTCGCCAAGATCAACGCCGAAATCGGCAAGCTGATGGCTGAGACGGTAAAAATTCAAGCCGAAGCGCGCTGGTATCCCCTGGTAGTCGGCGCGGCACTGGCAACCGCCGTCATCACCCTGACTAAGCTGTTCCTCTAACACGATACGCCCCGCCAAGAGCGGGGCTTATTTCTTTATGATCACGTACACCGCCCCTACCCCTCAAGACCTGCAGCGCCTCAAGACCGAGCTGGACTACACCGGCAAAGAAATGGCCGCGTTGGCCTGCGTGGGCGAGCAGCATTGGCGCAAATACACGGGCGGCGCGGATCCGCGCGAAATGCCGTATCCCAACCTCTTTCACCTGGCCGCAGCACTTGAGCTCAGCCCCGAAGAAATGGAACGCGTTCACGCTCGCATGCGGGCTATCGGAGCGCAGGTGTTGGTTGAATAGCGATTCTTACGGTTTCGCCTTGGAAAGTAGCTCCGACTTCTTCTGCCCCCCCGCGGTGCTGCCAAAGTAGTACGCGATGATGCTGGTCCAGGCAGTGCCAAGCGAGCCCAGCAGGATATACAGCGGCTCCTTGCTGGCTGGGGGGATCTCGGCGAACACCATGACAGACAGCATTCCGAAAAACCCCGCAGTCACTAGGTAGGCCAGGATGCGCGGCGTCCAGTCCTGGCGCTCTACCTCCCTTTGGCGTGCGCTGGCTCGGTCGTCCGCCTCGATCCTTGCTAGGTCTGCCTCACTCTTGAAGCCAAGTTCCGCCATGCGCGCAGCGAAATCCTGCTCCGCCTTCTTGAGCTGAAGCAGCGTATCTGGGCTAGCGGTGGCCAGCTTCTTGGCGATCTCGGCGTCCGTGGCGCCATCGCCCAGGCCCAGCGCTGCGGTAATTGCAGCCACCGCACCGCCAGCCAACGGGCCGCCTAGGGCGGTAGCAAGCATCGGCGCCAGGTTGCCCAGCGCGCCTTTCCAATCGAAGTTCATGCGAGATCCTCTGCGGCGTACCGCAAGTTTGCAACCACGCGCCGGGACCAGCCCTTACCGAAGGTTGGCCACGTATTCAGGTTGGTGTAGAACTGCTCACGCTCAGCGTTAAACAAGAAAACCAGAGCTGCGGCGTTGAGGCCGTTAACCGCCGCCAGAGTCCTGGGTCCGATCACGCCATCGGCCGTTACGCCCGCCGCCCGCTGCAAGAACTTGGCCGCCTGCCCCACTCCATGATTGACCGCAGCGTCAAATACTTGGAAAGCAACCGATGGCGGCATGATGTCGGCCTTTACTTTCTCCCAGTATTGGCCGCGATAAATTTCCTTGGCTATATTGCGAGGCATATCCCGCATGGGGGCCATGTAGCCATTGGCGCGCGCCACTGCGACGGTAATCCCCCAATTCGTTTCACCGCCGGGATCGCTGGGATGGTTCACGTATCCACCCTCATGCCCGATGAGCCGGTCAAACGCTCGATCAAAGTTCATTTCAGAAAGTCCTTTGCATGGCGCAACACCATCCATAGAAGGCCGACGAGCGCCGCCCAGGTGCTGCCTTTGAGTAGATGGGTGATCACCTCCCGGCGGATCTGGCGTCGCTGCTCTTCTCGCTCAATCACAAGTTCGTGATAGCGGCGGTGTCCGTCATAGTCGCCGCCTGGGAAGCCAGTCCGTACGCTGGCAGACACCGCAAGCATCTCCTTCTGTAGCGCGTCGAATTTCGCGTCCGTCTCTCGACGCGCATCCGCCTGCATCTCATGCAGCGCGGCCAAGATCGCCTTCGCGTCCTGGCTCAGTCCTGGGGCTTCAACTGTCACGCCCTTTCTCCGTTGTCCTCAGGCATAAAAAAACCCGCCGTAGCGGGTTCGTTGGGCCATTCCTATCTCTATGCTTCCGCCTAGGTCTCAACAAACGGCGGCGGCATAAAGACCCCGTCCACATAGGTCCCACCGGGCGCTGCCAATCCGTGGAGTTCTTTTATAAGGACCGTTCCTTCTGGCGCGGCATACGCGGCCTCACTCTCCAGAACAATGACATTGATCACAACGCCGTCAGCGTCAACAATTGCGTATCGCATTAGAAGTACTCCCAAACGATGACCAGGCCGTCGCCGCCCTTCCCACCTTCCTTGGCGGGCGAACCCGTAGAATGCGCGCCTCCGCCTCCACCACCGTAAGACAACGCGTCTATCCCATTGTTATTTCCCGCAGTGCCACCTTGGGAGCCACAGAAATACGACCCGCCACCGTCCCCGGCGAACGAACCTGTGGAGGTTCCATCGAATCGAATGCCCCGTCTCGAAAATCCACCAGCACTGTTTACGTCGCCGCCGATCCCAATGCCAGGGGATCCGTTCGATGAAATAACCGCTAGCGTGTTGTTCGCGGTTGTGACTCCGCCGAAGCCGCCGCCCGTTGCCGAGCAGTGCGCGCCGAAAGACGATTGCCCGCCAGTAAGCCCTGTGCCTCCAGCGACACGAGCACCACCAGCGCCAACCGTCACGTCCTCAGCAGTACCGAGTTGGTCAACAAGTATGCGCTTCCTGGCATACCCACCGCCCAATCCTCCACCACCGATCGAAGCATTTCCACTTGTGGCAACCATTGCCCCGCCACCACTTCCGCCAGCCCCCTGAACCTCGACAACCACAGACTTCAAGCCGGCCGGCTTCGTCCAAGTTCCAGAGGACGTGAAAACCCTCATGTTCACCGCCGGGACGTTAGACAGCCCCTGACTGATTCGACTCTGGACTCCAAGAATTAGAGCTTCGAAATACTGTGACGCCTCGACGGTATCGACCTCGTTGTTCACTGTCAGGGCAGCGTCTTTGATCAGAGACTGGAAAAAGGCCAACTGATCGTTGGCCCAATCTTGCTCAAGATACGTGCCGTCCTTCGACGTCGGAGAAGTTCGATTCTTAAAGCTCCCTTGCGGGTAGCTCAGTGTCTTGCCGTTTGCCCGCCCCGGGTATCGTTCGTCCAAGTTGATTGCCATTTCTACCCACCTATAAAATCAGAGAACATTGCTTCGTCGTCGCCAAATTCGCTATCAGCATCATCGAACTCGACCATCTTTGTGAGTTCGAAGAACCCGCCGAATAGGACGCCCTGCGGGATCTGGACAAGGTTTGAGTTGAAAAGCGCCCATCGCTGAAGCTCCGTTAGATCCCCCGCAAACTCGATAGAGAACTCCATATTCTCTGTATCGTTGATGCGCAAGAACTTCGGGCCGACCAGAAAGACCATCTCCTGGATGATGCTTTCTATAGTCGCATCCCCTGTGTTCTTCATGATTTTTGCCTTGATCGCGAGCCGATACAGGCCGTCAGCCATCTGGGCATCGTCCGATACGCGGGCCTCAGAGAAGGTCGCGTCCTCATCGCCGCACTCAGCACCATCCAGAGCATCGAACTCCGCCGTCTGCATCGTCAACTGCCCGATGAAGTCGCGGCTGAATACGACAATCCTTCCTATGGTGTCGAGCTGAACACCCTGAGCCTTGTCGATGTCATATGACTCGCGAACCGCTATCGCCGCATCGTCGATCGACCCGCCCATGCGCCGCGCAATTGTCAGCCAGTCCATGAACTTCGGCTGGTTGCGGTACTGCGAATAGGCCCGCTTGGGAACATTTAAGATCATGACGTCGTCACCGTAATGTTCGCGTCAAGCCATCGGCTTAGCTCGTTGTATGCGATAACCTTGTTCGCCATCGCCCCATCGAGGGTCAGACTGGTCACATAGGAATTTCCGTACTTGCCTATTACCTGGTTGATCGGCGTGTACATCGTCGATAGCGGTACCGATTCCCCGATATCGAACCCCGTCGTCTTAAAGCCGTCCTGCCCAGAGGGCGACTCGCCCGCGGCAAAGGAGATAATCGCCTCTTTGATCTGCGACTCCAGATCGTCTGGCAAAGTGCCGTCATTCTTGATATCGACCGCGACGGCGATATCCACATACAGCGGACGCCCAAAGGTGATCAGCTGCTGGTGCGTCGCGATTGTCGGAGAGGTCACCCATTCCTGGATCACCGTCCCGTCGCCGTTGAGAAACACGCCCGGGTTCTTCTTCAGGTAGATCGCCATTGCCAAGTCGCTAGCAATCCCGCCGTCCACAAGGATCGTGTTCGAGTGCGCCGGTAGCCCATGAGGGTTCAAATCAGGATCGACCGCCGCG